TATAGAGGTCAATGTTTTTTACATGAAGGAAGAAAGCTCCGAAATCAAAGGCTATCCACAAAGGAGTGCCAGTTGCATTGCACCATCCCGTCTTCCCTATGACATTTACAAACTCTACGAGAACGTTGCCCTCTCGGGTGGAGTTTTTTAATCCTTTTAAATCTACAGTTTCCCCCTCTATTACGAAATCAATATGACCAATGTCTTGTTTTTTGGTGGCTTTCTTGATTGTCAGACCAGCAGCTAAACAAGAGTGGTGATACCTCTCTGTGGATTCATCCATTAGTTTTTGGGTGTGGGCTACATGCTTGGAACCCGACAAACCTCGCGCTTTATCTGACATCATAGGCTTATTATATAGGAATTAGATGTTTCTGCAAGCAAAAACCCCCGTCCCTATTGGGCGGGGGTTTTTAGAAAACCTAACGTAGTGGTTAACCTTTATCTTTGGCTTTGCCGATGTTTAGAGCCGCCCAGTCGATGACGGCATAGACTTTAGCCAAGAAGCCCCCTTTTTTGGGGGTTGGAGTAGCTGCGGCGATAGCAGAAGCAAACGCAATAAAAGCCGTTACTACGCCAAACCAAGGGTTATCCTGAATTAATTGAAGAATCGTGTCCATTATAATTAGTTGTTATTAGTATTATTTACACTTTTTATGGTATTTCAACCGTTATTTACCCTGACCCCTGTATTTTTTCTTATAAAATTTGCTGGCCTTGTTGAATGAAGTCTTCTTTCTGGAGTTAAATCCCTTGTAACCTTTCTTTTTCTTTTCCTCGTAAGAGGATGATAGTTTTTTCTTCATTCGTCTTCATCTTCTTCCTGTGCGGCTTCTGCTTGTCTCAGCATATCGATACGCTCCTCCTCAGTGGGATAACGAGCCCTATCCTTGTCGCACTCGGGGATAACCCCCATCCAACAAATAGTTTTCTCTTCTTCAAGTCCTTCAAATAATTTCTTTTTTTCTTCTTCGTATTCTTCTAAAGCGTGGTCCTCTTGAGTCTTTTTGCACTCAGCGGGTTGTCGCCGTGGCTTATCTAAGCCAAATACTTTTTTAATTTTTTCTCTATCAACTACAGGCATTTCAGGTAAATCAAATGCGTCATCAATTAAAACTTTCGTAGGGGCGATTTCCTGTAATTCGATACACATAGAGAAGATTTCTCTCTTGCTTATTGGTTCGCCGCTCAATGACTTACTCCTCAACTTATCAAGTTCTTTAATGAAATTAATATAGTCCAATCCTTGAACGAGCCGCTTCTTCGAAGAGCTATCGTAAATAAAGGCATCATAAACCTCATAACGTTCATCGAGTAAATAATTTTCATCGAGGGAAACCTCGATAGGATGGAAACCAGAATCCCCTAAAACATACCTGAGGATATCTTGTTTGCGGACTTGAATCGCTTGTTCTTTCATCGACACCAATAATAGAGAGTTCTCTCCCAGTGTCAACAAAAATCTACAGAATTCTTATCCTGCTTCTAATCTTAGAAACATGTCTGTTTTTTTCTAGGACAGAGCCACCTTCTCGGCTCCCCGCTCCATTAGTGTTGCCCTCGATAGTCTTTACGTAACCGCTTGAATCTACGTCTGCTATAGCGATGCCAATGTGAGAGAAGGTAAATATCACAATATCGCCAGCCCTAATGTCTTCGTTGGTAGGCTTCCGCAATTCCACTCCATGAGTTGATTCTTTTTTAGCCCAGTTTTCAAAATCCCATGCCCCAGCAGTTCTAGGTAGCTGGAATCCCTTCACATCTTCTTCTATTGCTTCCCTTATAAGCCAGCATATAAAAGCCGCGCACCAAGGCCACCCCTTGTCAGCGTCAAGCCATGTCGCAGCCTTGTATTCGTCCACTTTGGGACCGCAATTAGTTCCATCTACCTCGGAAACACCAATCTCTCCACGGGCCAGTGATACCATTTTTTCAGATATACTACCACCAAAAACCACGGGTTCTTTTGTGGATAATTTAGCCAGTATAGCGTTCCAAGTGACTGGTCCGTCTGCTCCATCAGCAGAAACGCCCAGAAGGTTCTGGACGGCTTTAACCACTTCTTTTTTACCTCTAAAATTCATAATTTAATGACAATGTCTTTTCAAAGAGACACATAAAGCTAACACGACAACAAGGCATGTCAACTGAATCAACAGTCCCTCCAGAACCTTCATCTTAATTTCGATCTTTTCTTTTATATCGCAGATAGGCAGGTTGGCTTCATACCCCTGTGCAAATACCTGATACATTTCATTGTGTATCTGGAAACCCCTAAAAGCAAAACACAGCACAATGGCTGCAATGAAGTATACTATGTATCTAGGTCTCATTTTTTAAAGAATTTTAATGGATTTTTCTCAAAGTTTTTAGCTAATTTAACTACACCGCCAATTACTTCAGGGCTTACCACCCCAATTATTCCGTAAGTAATAGCTTTTGTGAGAGAAGAAATATCAGTTTGCTCCAGAACAAACCACGCTACTCCCGCTGCGAGGGCCGCAGTAAAGATTCTTTTGAATTGCTGTTTTATGGATAATTCGTTAGGAGCCGTTAATAAACGAGCAAACATTGCTGCTGCCCCAATAAGAGGGACAAGCCAACCACCATTAAGAAACTCTTTTATTATAGATTTTTCGGGTTCCATGTTAATTTATTTACACTCTATATAAAAAAAGCCCCCCTTTAGGGAGGCTTTATTTTATTTTTTAGAGTTTACCCTTAAAACTTGTAATTAACGCCTACACCTACACCCCAATCGTGATCGAGAGTATGTGCGGAACCATCCACATCGTTATCATTGTAGGAAACCTTGGCAGCTGCCGAAAGACCATTACCTAGATCATAATCAGCAGAAACACCAGCTTCTACTGCGTTATATTCATCAGCGACATTAACTGCCACAAAAGGGGTAACAGTGAGATTCTCCACTGGTGTGGTGAAATCACGGGAAACCATGATCTCCACCCCATAAGAACCATCTGAATCGACTTCGTGCCAAACCGTAGCGGTGAGATCAGCGAGGTTATGAGCATAGGTCAGCGCAAGGCCAGCCTCTTCCCAAGCTCCATGAGAGGAATCAATTCTCTTGAAATGCGCTCTGGCACCCAAGCTTTGGCCGAAAACCTCAACTGGGCGAGCGTAAGCAACAGACCAATCCTTTTCCGTATGACCGTCAACATCATGAAGGTCGATACCCAAAGAGAGGTGCGCCCCCTTAAACGGTACGCCCACAAGGGCTGAGTAAGCAAAGGCATCTTCTCTCGTAGCTACGCCACGATGAGTCGATAAATCGCTGTAAGAAACGCCAAGCTCGGGAGAAAGATCTCCCAAAAGATTCGTGACGGTAACACCTGCGCTACCAAAGGCAACGCCCAACAGGGTTGTGAGACTAAACAATAGTGTCTTCATATTTGTGTATTATGGAGGGTTTTGAATGATTGTCAATTCAATTTTACACATTTCTCATTATTTTTCCCCTACCTTTTTTGTCAATCTCCAAACTTTGTATTTGTTTTTATTTTTACCCATCGCTGTTCCGACACCGCTCCTTGTAATGCCTTTGTCAGAAGCGGTGAAGGTTACTACTTGCATGCGAGGGTTATCCTTTTTAACAATTTGTATGTTTACAGCTTGAAATGTAGTTTTTAATGCCCCACGGACATCCTTCTGGCAATTTCCTCAAGTGATTCCCGACATAACAGCAGTATAATGTGTTTCGTCGGCATTAACTAAAGGGGCCAAAACAAACATAAGAAAGATAAGTATTTTTTTCATAATCAAGAATCTGAGTAGGGTTCACGCATCTTCTCCAGATCTATCACCTTAACACCGTCAGAATCCCCCTCAATTACAAGGTCGAAGCTTTTAGGGACAGTTACTCGGTCACCATTGGGAAGGGCTATTTCCCCAGGTGAGTTATCTGCCATCATCCCATCAATTTTTATTCGGGATTCGGAAGGCCAACGTATTTTATCTAGCTGGAGAAGGTTTTTTGTATGACGGAAGCAAACGTTTCTAATATTTATTCCTCGCGCATCCCATGTGCATACAAGGGGTTGAGTTGTTAGCTCTGTCTCAAAATTTTCAATCGTTATTTGGTGAGCATCCCCCCACTTAAGCCCCGTCTCACAATTATGAGAGGTGAAATTCTCCAACCTGAGAGAGTAAACCCTGCTTGAGCCAAGTTCGAATGCCACAGCACCCTTTCTGGCTACAGAACCCTCCCCGCCTTTAGCGGCATCGCTGAATACATCTCGGACAGAATAAGTATCTCCCCCCAGTTTAATTCCCACGGCATCCTCACCGAATCCACGCACAACTAAATTATCTACTCCTGCTGATTGTTGGGCACCACGAAAACAAACCCCATTGATTCCGTCCCGTGATTCTATGTGTAAATTGCGGATTCCCGCACCAAAGTTGCTGTAAAATGAATTTTTCTTTGGTTGTTTCCACTCAAGAACCCACTCACCTTCGAACCCCTCTTCAGCTTTAAATCCACAAGAGCTTCCAAGATGATGCTTGGCTCTAAACGCACCTTTTAGTTCTACATGACTATCTAAAACAAGAGTTCTATTTAAGGGATACCAATCAGTGAGGACAATAGTCCCCGTATGTTGGCCGCTCCCAGACTTATTTAATTTCTTCTGAACCCCCTCAAAGTAAGCGGCCCAGTCAATTGGTTCGTCTGCGGGGCTACAACTGCACCAGTCAGCGACACCATATTTTTCAAGGGTTTCTTTTGCTTTAATTATTTCAGCTTCCACCTCTTTTCGAGATGGCACAACGATTTGGGATAGGCTCATTTGTCTTTCAGGATTTGGTGCTTAGGTAAATAGTATATTTCTCTCTCTAGTTTTCGATACCGCGCATCGGAATGCCACACCTCATCAGTTTGGGGGGTATAAACCCCATCCCTTGTTTGAACTGCGCTATTCTTCTTGAGTCTTAGAGTAGAAGGCTGATATATGTTCAAATTGCTCACGTTCGGTGGCGAGCCGCTTCCGCAAGAGGTCAGCGCGATCAGCATCATTGCTGCCCCCGCTATCCCTAAGTTTTTCAATTTCTTGGAGGATTTCATCTTCTCGGTTTCTTTGCTCTCGGTAAAGGTCGTAGTAAAACCTTTTATTTTTGAGGTTTAAAAATAATTCTAAAGATTTTATAAGAGATTTAATTAGTGCCAGCATGTGCTTCTTTGGAACAAGAAAATACTTCTACTTCTACCCCCTCGGGAGAAACCTCCCTGACAGAACCTCCGACTACTTTGGCGCAATCAATTGCCCAACCTAATGCCCCTTCCAACACTGCACTATAGCAATGGTGGAACTGGCCCTTACGGGTATACACCCTATAAATGACTGATTTTTTACTCATCTTTGTGGTTTAAATTCAAGTGCTACTCTTCCAACATTTTCTTTGTCGTCTGACAACAGCCCGTGAATTAAAACACAGTCTGGAAGGAAGTCAACTCTTTTTTCATCTAAAATATAACGTTGGTCTCC